GTGAGACGTTCGCCCAGTGGGGGTCAATGGCCATCGGTCACTCTCGCGTGCAGGCGCTGCTGCTCAACACAAGCGAACGGTCGAGGCGTGACGACACGGGCGAACACGGAACGCTGGCGCAGCAGGGCGGCGATATCCACCGGGAACAGCGACTCGCCGTCCCAGGAGTACAGCAAGCTGTTCCATGTGACAACCGGGTCGTCCCATGTCGCCAGGTGCGTCATCAGTCCTCCCCGAACCGATCACGGAAATCACCAGGCGGGGGCTCCTCGACAATGGCCGCATCCCGTTCCGCCGCCAGCGCCATGTACAGCGACCAGAGCGTGGCATAGACCTGACCGTGGCTGATGGTGGCACCGACAGGGTTTCCCGTCGACGGGTCAAGCAGCGGGAACTCGATAGACGGATCGGTAAATTCCTTCTGGATGGCACCTTCGGGAAAACCCATAGATGTGCCGTCAGAAAGCAGCACACGTCGTTCCTCATCGAAGCGGATCACCGGGGTGCCGCCGCTTGGGTTGTTGATTTCGATGTGAAGGCATCGCTGCCATGAATCGCCGGTGACGGTGGATTGCTTGTAGTCCATGCTGGTGCCTTTATGTGAGCAGGCCCAGAGACTGCAGCTTTGTCTCAAGCTGCGCCACTCGGTCCTGCAGGTTTTTGATCACGGCGAGAACGCTGTTGCCCTCGTCGGCGGTTACGAAGCCGAAACCGCCCGTACTCGTCAGGTTCTGAATCGCGTAGTCCGCCACGCTCGGTGCGGTGTAGGTCAGGGTTGTAAGCTGCGTGGTCAGTGCGGTGGGCCGAACGACCGCAGTGACCCCGTAGAATCCAAGCATCGGAGCAGTGCCGCTGGCTTCCGCCCGTATGCACTCTCGAATCGCCGTGTCGTAGGCGCTGATCTTGACGCGACCCTTGCGCGAGGCGTGCGTGGCATCGACCCAGGAGGCGTCAATCGCACCAACCAGGGTGTCGGCTGTCGTGCTGCTCTTCGCGGCCAGATTGACGCGCACGCCAAGCCCAGCAGCGCCGGTGCCTGAGGTGTTCTTCGAGAACGTGACCAGATCGTAAATCGCATTGGTCGTGGCGTCGGACATCAACCATTTCAGATTCGGCGCGGTGCCGACTGCGGTGAATGTCGTTTTGCCGGTGCTGTCGGTGGTCGATGAGAGATAGTTCGATGCGTCGTAGCCCAGTCGCAGTTGTTCCGTCGTGCTGATCGCGTGGACCTTGGCCGATGCCGCTGTGACACCCAGGGCGAGGGAACCGGCGAAGTAGGCCACTGCCGGGGACTGGTTGTAGATCGACCACTTATTGGTGCCGACGTTAGTGCCTGAGCCGATGTACAGGGCGTAGCAGTTGGTGATGGTGCCAGAGCCTGTCCAGGATTCCTGCGGCCCGCCGATATTCACCCCGTAGGCGTTCGTGACCAGCGCCCCGGTGTAACTTCCGATTATTGCCCCTACGGCGATAGCATTGGTAATCGTGCCTGCACGTGCCTTGACAACACCTTCTGTCCCCCAGGCCGATGTGATTGTTCCTGCTGCCCGGCACTCCGTTAGGCCAAAAAGGGGGTTGACTCCTGTAAGAGTACCTGAACCGTAGTGCATTACCCGTCCAGATATACCCCCGAGATACCAGGTGTTTGCCGAGGAGTGATACGCCACTTCCGAGGTGTAGTTGTGGTATTGGACAAGCGACCCCGATCCTCTGACATCAGTCAAGTCAAGCGTACCGAAGGATTCCTGACCTGTGAAGTTGTAAATGTTCGTTTCCGGAATGAGCAGTTCATTCAAGTATGAGATTTGCCAGGGCGCGTTGTTCTCACTCGGCTGTAACGTCCAGGCGTTATGTATCGCCGGGCGTTTTTCAGTAGAGGAAAGCGACCGCACACCTCCAGTTCGGATATTGGCATCCCAGCCAGATTGGCCAATCTGGTTGCCTGAACCTTTGTACATCTCCCAGTCGATGAGCATGTTTCCGACACCGGGAGCGACCGCACTGCCAACTGAAATCCGCTCATCGTTTCGCACCCGAACGACGTGGGTTGCCCCGTTGTTTCCGACGTTGATGTTTACCGCATCAGCCGTGGCCGTGCCATCCCCCGAAGTGCCCTGCAGCGTCAGCGCGTCAGTAGCCGCAGTCCCGCCGATCAATGTCTGTCCGCCCAGAACCCCAAGCAGCCGAGCTAGTTTGGCCGCGGCATCCGTGCCGACTGTCGCTTCCAGTGCGACAACCGCGTCCCGCAGCAGGTCGTGCATTTCCGCATGCGTCGGCGTCGATCCGCCGAGCGCCGGCGCAACGGGGGCGTCCGGGATCGTGTCGAGCGAGGTCGGGAATGTGCTGGCCATGATCAGGTGCTCGTAGTGATTTCGGGAAGCAGATGCAGCACGCTGTCGGCGCTGCACAGGGCGAGAACGGCGGTGCCGTCGAGTAGCTCGATGTCGAACACATAGTCGCCGGCAGCGAGTTCGACGAGCGTCGTCGGCGTGATGTGCAGCCAGACGGCGCCGTTCGGGGCGTCAATCTCGATGGTGCCATCGGTGGTACTCAGCGAAGCTAGGACGGCTCCGCCGACTGCGCGCTTGATATCCATGCGTGCCGCCGTGTACCCGGATAGGTCTTTCGGTGCGCGGAACTTCAACGCTCCGGTTCCGGCGGTATGTGCGCGCTGTCCAAGCGTTGAGACTTCGGCGAGGTCAATCGTTGTGTCATTGATGACTGTCACGCGCATGGCCGGCGCGTCGTTCAGTCCGATCATCCCGGCCGCGTCGACGACCTGCGTGCGCCACCCGTCAAGCAGCGGGTTAGCAGCCTGGGTGACAATGCGGCACGGTGCGCCCTTGCTGATCGACGCGATCAGAGCAAACTCGATGTCGCCCTCGACACGGATGGGGATATCGTCGGTCGATCCCAGGCGAGTGATTATAGTCAGGCGGTCAGGATTCACTCGATGCGCCCCTTGTCGAGTACGGCGGCCACTGCACCGAGTTGTTGTTCATGGTCGACGCCTCAGAAAAAGTGTCCGCTGGAAGAACGGCGAGCCCTAAGCGCGGTACGCCGCATCTCTGTTTCTTCTGGCCTACGGCCAAACGTCTCGACGAACCTCGCCTCATGAACTCCAGCAAGATTTGCGTTTGCATGATCGGCATCTTCAACGCCGTAAAAGCGTGCAAGCGCCCAATCGATTAGTTTGACGTGCAGGCGACCGGCAATCTTCGGGGTGTCGTCGTCGGCCTTGCTCAGCAGCATTTGGGTTGTTGGGGTGCAAAATGCTGAGAGGATGACATCGGCGGCCTCAATCGGGATTGGATGCAATCGCAATCTGTCGCCCGTTCGGTAGCATCGCAATGGGGTTCCAACATCTGATTCCCAACCGCGATGAAGGGCAGAAGCCATGTCGTCTTGGTAGGAAAGATCGATCGGATTACCGCCTACCAATACCCGGCGAACGAGGAATGCTTCCGGCGGAATTTTGACGTAGGCGTACTGCTCGACCGCAACGGTCCTGATTGAGTCGTCTTCGAGCAGCCTTGCGCGAATGCACGCCTCTTCCTCGGCTTCGTTCAGCGCATCAGTCCACTGCTCGTCAGACCAGAAATAGGGTTTTGCTGTGTCGAACGCCCTACTTCTGCATCGAGAAATCATTTCCAGTAGCGTCATAGCGCACGGCCACCAGGACGCTTACGACTTGCGCGGCCGGCCGCGCGGCCTGGCCGAGGTAGCAACCGGGGGAGTCGAACCGGAAAACACCGACTCTTCGATCAGCGGCCCGTTTTCGTCTCCCTCGTCGTCGTCGTCGTCATCGCCATCAGCAGCTTTTTCCACAACGGTGGCGACTGCAGGAGGTTGGACAATCGGACGTTCGGAAAAAAAACTGCCGTTGTCGGGGATCAGGTGCTCAACGTCACTCGGGATTTCGCACGAGAGCATCTCGAACTCGTCGCGCGCGAAGACGAAAGGCTTGCCGCCGAGATTGAGCACAACGGTGCCGTCTCGGCGAGCGGGTATGGATGTAAAAACCAGAACGGTGCTCATGGAGAAACCCTTTCAGGATTCGGCCAGAGCATCGTCCCGGCCGATCGTCAAACAGCGATACCCGGGCAGGTTAGGCCGCCCGGTAGAACAGGGTGACACCCAGCGTGCCGGCCACCGCCGTACTCGGCGCGGTCGTGACCTTGATACCGAGCTTCCGGTCATTGGCCGCGGGCGTCACAGTGGCGATGTTGTTGAGCGTTGGCGTGATCTGCTTGGCGAAAGCCGTCGCAACGGCGGTGCCGGTGTTACCCCAGTCGCCGCCGCCGTCCGCGGCAGCCGATGAAATGGCCGTGCCGGCGGCATCCAGGATGCCAAGCTGATACACGCCGGCGCCTGCGCCGGAGTCAAGGTCCGTTGCATCGATGATCGGCAGGCCGACAGGGACGCAGCCAGCCGGCAGAACGCCAATCTGGCCGATGGTGTTCAGCGCCAGGTCGCCGGTCGCCAGAGCCAAGGCAAAACGGACGGCGACAACACCGCCGCCCGCCGGCGTAGGAACCGGCGCGCGACCGGTGATGAAATCGTTGGTATTGGTGAATGCCATTTCAAATGCTCCTTCTGTGTCGTGCTGTTCGGATTACCGGCTGGCTGCCGCGGTATCGAGTGCGTAAACGCCAAAGTCCTGCGCGCCGATGTCAGTCGTGAACGTCACCTTCTTGGTGCCCCAGATGCACGACGAACTGATCACGATCTTGTCGCCGTTGTCGCGGGATTCCTCGTTCCAGTCGAAGCGCTGACCGGTGCCCGGCGAACCGTAGGCCTCAACAAGCGCCTGCGAGCCCATGAACAGTGCGCGGGCTGCCTCGTAGTTGGCGCCAGCGCCGTAATCGCTGAACCGGATTACGTTGCGGTGGCTGTGCAGAACGACGCCACGGTACATGCCGAGCCCACCCTTGAACAACGGGGAATTGCGCCCGTCGGATGTCGCCGCGGCCTTCTGGATGTCGAGCCACTGAGCCGTGTTCGTGTTCGAGCGCAGGTCATCTTCCTGGAACGTGTGCATGACCAATACAAAGGTCTCGTTTCCGTCGAACTTGCAGGGCTGCAGAACGGGAATGTTGGTGGCGCCGCCGCCCTGGCTGTCCGCCTTGGTCTTTGCGCGGTCGATCAGGCGCAGGTCGAACTTGTCGGCCGCGTCGATGTTGTTGAACGCCGTGGCGTTGTCGCCGTACAGCAAGTGGTTGCTGTCCGGTGACACCAGTGCGTTGTTCGCCCGCGAGGTCCACGTCGTCGGCACCAGGAAATTGGCGTTGACGCCGCGCGCGCCGGACAGATAGATGAATCGAATTTCGTCCTTGAGGCGCGCCCACCAACTCGACTGCTGCCGGCGAGCCTTCTCGCGCAGGTTGTGCAGGGTGCGCTTGCGGGTCATGCGGCCGCCGGTATTCACGCCGCACCGGGCCTGATCGATGTAGATCGTGTCGGTAAAGAACTTCTGCGCTTCCTCGTTGTTTTCGAGGTTGTTCTCGCCTTCGATCGGGGCCATTTTGAGTTCGGCCAGCAGATCGTAGGAAATCATCTCGCCAGCGTCGGACTCCAGATCGGTGAGCAGTTGGATCGGAGTTTCCGACTCGGCACCGCGACCAATGAAGCGTTGATTGAAGTAGGACTTCTGTGATTCGTCGTACGCCAGCAGACCGGCATACCGCTTGACTGCTTTGGCGTCGTTGACGCCGATGATGGTGCGTGCCATGAGACACTCCTATGACGATAAGTTTCACGTTCATGGAGCACTCCTGCGCGCCACTGCCACTGCTCTTTGTTGCTTGCGTCGATTACCTTGCCATGCTTGGGATTAATCGCGAAGATTTCCGCTCGATTTTTTCCTCGCGAGGCGCCCGCAGTCTCAGGCGCGCGTGCCGGCCGGACTTGGCCAACACTTCGACGACCACCGTCTCGCCGATCATCAGCATTTCGCCGACCTCGACGTCGACCGTGATCGTCGACTGAACCTTGTTATCCGTCACGCGCGAACTTCTCCCGTTGAGCCGGCGACATGCGCGCGATGGCGGTTTCAAACTCCAGGCCATCCAGCCTGTAGACGTCGGCGAATTCGCTTTCGACATCGCCGCTGCCGTCACT